TCTTCCAAGCATCTTTAATATTTGGACAACAACTTTGAATGACACTAACAACGCTTTCACCATTCAGTAATGCATCGGGGGTTCTAATAGTAATCTCATCTCTAGTTGTCATTGGAAAAACAGGAATTTCCCCCGTTAATGGAATTTCAATTGTACTGTCTGGCCAATATGCACCTCGACTAGGTAACTTAAAGTAAATGGCAGGCTGTCGAAAATGTTTTGCAAGTGGATTTGTTGATATTGGTTGCATTTTGTGTCCTATAAATAACTAGTGCCTTGTTTATTTATAGGTGCTAAAATTGAGGTAATTTTTTTACATGGCTATGGAACCAGAAGAGCTAGAACAAATTGTCAATGCTATATCAAAAGGGTTTGAAAAACTTAATAGTGCTACTCCTAGCTCTAAAAAAGAGTTCAGTGAGTTTGACGTTAATCTAAGATCAACTAGTAAGAAATTACAAGATTTAGCAACTGTAATTAACAACGCAGATATTAAAACTGCAAAAGGAATTGAAGAACGTAGTGAAGCTGAAAAGTTATTTGTTCGTACACTTAAAGGCAAATTGGATGATATTGCACGGTCAAGCGGGACCGTTAAAGATAAATTAAAAAAGTTAGAAGACACTTTAAAAGAAGTTGATGGTGCAACTGAAGAATATAAAGATAAAGTTAGAGACTCCTTAAGAGAGCAAATAAAATATACAGAAGCAACACGTATACAAACTGAAAAAACTCGAATTCAGACTGATACAACTGAAAAATATAACATAGCATTAAACAATTTTGGTAAATCTCTGGCTCCAATGGCTAATTTAGTTGGCGGAATAGTTAAGAGTTATCAAGCAGGCGGTAGTCAAATTGGCATGGCTGGTTCGTTGCTTGCTACTGAAATAGGGATAGTTGGCAGTACTGCATCATCCGCAGGCGCTGGATTAATGGGAGTTGGTGCTGCTGCATCATTATCGAGTTCAAAATTAACTAGATTTGCTGGCGGTCTTGCAACTGTTGGTGGGTTAGGATTAGATCTTTTTGGAAAAGGTCTTAGCGCAGTTGCTACTAAAGCATTGCCGATATTAACTTCTGAAGCTGAAAAAGTTTTAAATGCGTTCCAAAGTATTAGTAGCACAGGCGCAGTATTTGGTAATGGAATACTTGGTATGCAGTCAGCTGCAAAAGATGCTGGGTTAACCTTAGATCAGCTATCGAATGTTTTAAAAGAAAGTAAAGGTGATATTACTGATGCTGGTGTTGGAATAGTTGAAGGTACTAAAAAAATAGGTGAAACTTTCAAAGCAGATGCTAAGTCTGGCGGGTTACTAAGAGAAACTTTAGACAGATTAGGTTATAGTGTAGAAGAACAGGCTAGTCTTATTGCTACTACAATGGGAATAATTGGTAGGTCTGGTAAAAGTATTAAAGATGTAATTCCTGCTGATTTAGCTAGAACAACTATGGAATATGCCAATAGTTTAAGAGTTATTGCTGGTGCATCGGGTAAAGATGCAAAAGAAATCCAAGAAAAAACTAGACAACGTATGAATACCTTAGGTCTTCAAAGTGAAATGTCAAAACGTAGAGCAGCAGGCGATACAGGTGTTGAAGACAGATTTCAAGACGTACTAAATGCATCGCAGAGGGGCGGAAGCCTTATAACTGACGTAGCCACTCAAATATTAGGACCTCTTCGTCAAGTGACAGGTAATACTGCATTAGTTTTTCAAAATTTTGGTGCAGCAGGGAAAGATTTTATAAAAACAATAGAACAAATACGTGATGACCAAACTATAAAACCTGAAGATCGTAGAAAACTAATAAATGAAGCTGTTGAAAAATTAGGAGGCGCTGATCTTCAAAAAAGTATAGATAAATTCGCAGCAGCACAATCAGTAGCTGGTGCTGGGGGTCAAATTGATCCAAGAGTAGCAATTATTATAGAAAAACTTACCGAATCAAATATCGCTTTAAAATCAGCTCAACCTGGATCTTTTGTTGCTGCAAACAAACAAATTGATATCAATAATGATAAAGCAAGAGAACAAGCTGAAAAAAATAAAAAAGATATGGAGGAAGCTGAAAGAACAGGTAAAAAATATGTAAAAACATTAGTTGATCCAAATGATGTAACAGCAGGTTTATTGGGAGTAAGAGATGCAGCACAGGAATTAGCAACTTCAATTCAAGAAAAGTTTTTAACTACAAATGTTTTGCCTGAATTTGCATCTGCTTTAAGAACAGCTACACAAAATGTACAGAAGTTGATTGATGATTATGGCAACGGTGTTGGTAAAACAGCTGGTGCTGTAGCAGGAATTTTAGGAACAATTACTCAATACTTAGGACCGATTGCAGAAGCTGTTGTAATTATTGGTGGAGCAGCCAGTGGGTATAAAGCACTTAAAGATCTATTTAAAGGAACAAAACCTCCAGGATTTGGAGCCCCAGGCCCTGGTGATTTTAAACCTGGAACCGGACAAAGTGGATCAGGTGGCGGTAAACCGCCCGGCGGTGGTGGATTTAAAGTAGATCTGAATGATCTAAAAAATAATAAAGGTGGTGCGACTAGTGGTGGATTTAAAGTAGATCTACGCTCGCCTAGCAGTACAACACCTGAGTTAAAAATACCAGAATCAACAGTAAAGACCGGAGGAATAAAAGGTAGTCTACTATCAATGGCAGAAAAAGCCGGGCCGATGGTTGAAAGCATAATGGGCGGCAAATTAATGGCAGGCGTATCTGGCATTACTTCTGCAATCAATGGAGATTTAAAAGGCGTATTAGACAGCGCAAAAACATTGTTATCAGGAAACAAAAACCTCGGTGCATCTGTTTCTGGAGCTGCTGATGCAGCTGGAGCTAAAGCCGCTGCTAGTACAACTGAGTCCATTGGTGCTAAGATAATAGGAAAAGGCGCAATTGAAGCTGCTGCTGCTACTGGTGCTAAAATGGCTTCAAAAGCTATTCCAGGGTTAGGTGCAATTACTGCTGCATTAATAGAATATGAACAAAGTGGAAGTATTGGAAGATCAGCATTCGCAGGAGTTGGAACACTTGGCGGACAAATTGTTGGCGGAGCATTAGGCGCAGGTGTTGGTGAAATTCCAGGTGCTATTGCGGGAGATATTGCGGGCAAAGGTTTATATGATTTATTATTTGGTAGTAGTAAGCCGGTCGAAGAGAAAAAAAATGAAGTCACTACTCCTGCAACATCTACAAATACAGCATTTACAAATGCAACATTTACAAATGCAACATTTACAAATGCAACATTTACAAATGTTATATTTCCTGAGAATAAAAATTCAGCAGGTGCAACATTTACAAATGCAACATTTACAAATGTTATATTTCCTGAGAATAAAAATTCAGCAGGTGCAACATTACCTAGAATATTTGATCAAGCACCAATATTTGAACCGCAAATACAAAATCCAAATATGAGCAAAGAAGAAGTAAGGATAATTGATGTTGCAAATAAAATGAATGATATTTCTAACATTCATTCTTCAATGAACCTTCAAAATGTTGCCCCAAATAATCCTAAATTAACAAATATTTCTGATCAATTAATGTCAACGTATCAACCTCAGTTTCAAACTCAAAATGATGCTGATACTTTACTTAGAAAAACAGACAATATAACTCCGGTGACAAATATACAATCATCAGAAAAAGAAACAACTACACAAATACTTCTTACTTTAACTAGAGAAATTGGTAAAATGGCAAATGCATTAGAAGAAATGTTAGATTATTCAAGGGCTACTGCAAATAATACTAAAAATACCTATCAAGCTGTAAGTTAAGTTAAATATAAAATAGGGATATTAATATGTCTTGGAAAAAACATTTTCGTGTCGTAACAGATGGTAGTATGAGCCCTGTAAGTGGTTCAACTTCGAATTATACTTTTGGGTATTTAGATAGTCAAGCACAGTTTGCATTTAAGAACTATCAGTCGATGCTGCCAGACGTTTATAGTGGGCATCCAAATAGAATTGACCGTTACACACAATATGAAAATATGGACCTTGATAGTGAAGTAAACTCGGCACTTGATATCCTAGCTGAATTTTGTACACAGTCAACTGATGAAACTAAGTCTGCTTTTACATTTCATTTTAACGAAGAAGCCACTGAAAACGAAATCGCAATTCTTAAAGAACAGCTTACTAGTTGGTACAGCTTAAATGAATTTGATCAAAGAATCTTTAAGATATTTCGTAATGTTTTAAAGTATGGAGATCAAATTTTCGTTCGTGATCCAGAGACATACAAGTGGTACTGGAGTGAAATGAACCGCGTTAGTAAGATTATTGTTAATGAGTCTGAAGGTAAAGTGCCAGAAGTTTATTATCTACGTGACCTACAGCCTAATCTACAAAACAGCACAATTACAAGACCTCCTGGTCCAAACGACACTTATGCATTTGCTCCTTATATGGGTGGCAGCAGAACATCAACAGCAGGCGGAGAATTGTTTAGTCCTAATACACGTTTTGGTGCGGGTAATAACGAGTTTCCGGTTGATGCAGAGCACATTGTACACTGTAGTTTAACTGAAGGCCTTGATGTTAACTGGCCATTTGGTGTAAGTATTCTCGAAGGCATCTTTAAAGTATTCAAACAAAAAGAATTACTTGAAGATTCATTGCTAATCTACCGTGTGCAACGTGCTCCAGAGCGTCGTGTGTTTAAGATTGACGTTGGTAATATGCCAGCACATATGCAGATGAGTTTCTTAGAGCGTGTTAAGAATGAAATTCATCAGCGTCGTATTCCAACACAAAGCGGCGGCGGACAGAATATGATGGATGCAAGTTATAATCCATTATCAATTAATGAAGATTATTTCTTTCCTCAGAGTGCAGATGGCAGAGGCTCCAGCGTTGAAGTATTACCAGGTGGTCAAAATTTAGGTGAAATTGACGATTTAAAATATTTCCAAAACAAGTTATATCGTGGATTGCGTATTCCCAGTAGCTATTTGCCAACTGGTGCAGAAGACAGTG